CAATTAATTGATCATACTTTCCATCATTTGGAAATGATGTTATCCTGGGGTCTTTATCATATCTACCTGCCATTATTTCTAATATATACATCTTAGCCAAACGTCTTGGTGTGTCTATACTGTTAGGATCTGTTTCCCTATCAATAATTAATGTATCTAAAACGCCGGCAAACTTTTCTTCTAACTCATCAATTAGATCAGCCTTTTCAACTTCACTTATATACTCTGAAATGTTATCAGAAGCGTAGTAACGCTTGCCGTCCATCTCTAAACGTCTTTTAATCCTGTCACTTATACTCGCAATTCTCATTGTTTCTCCCAAGGAAATACTATCCATTTATTAACATTATAGACCCTTTTACCTATAAAGTCAATACCCATGTTGTCCATTTTAGAATATAAAACAGCCCAACGGCCGGTAGGTACTTGTGATCTAATCTCATTAATTGTTTTACCTGTATCACATATATCATCTACAAATAATATATTTTTAGGACCAGTCTCTTTGAGCTTACCAAGCTGCACCAAGGATAAAAAGTCACGTTCCATAGTATCATCTCTTGTTTGCCATTGCAAAGGAGTAAAAGGTACGTCAAGCTTGTGCGATAACATTACCCCAGGTATAAGTCCGCCTCTACTAATGCCCACAATTAAATCTATAGGCTCGTCTTGAAGCTGTTCAAATAACACCCAGACTTTTGCTCGAACATCGTCCCAAGTCACTATATAATTCTCGGATTGATAGAACTGCAACTGCAATTTTTCTTCCCATGTCATTTTGTGAACCACATTCTAATAGCAAAAACTCTAATGATTGCAGCAATAGTAAAGCATCCTGTTAGTAATATTGATACAATAAAACTAGACAAGTCTAACACATCAATAAACCAGTATAAAAGAACAACACTGATTGGCCAGTTGATAACAAATCCTGTTCCAACTGTAACTAGAGCTTCTTTAAGTGCTGTCTTCTGTCTTTTGTTCATTATGTACCCCATGCGTTACCAAATAATCCTATATGTAACCTAGGACTAAATTTGTATCCAGTCTTCATACATGCCTCTGCTACGTTTTTTTCTGTTAAAGTTTGTTGTTCTAATGTGGCGCCTTCAGGCATACAATAAACTGCATTTAAATCTACAAAATTATCTTCGTATGCTTTGACAAAAATATCTACTTCTTTAAAGTCAGTTATATCTCTAACAACAAATTTGCTATACAAATGACTGGTCCTAACACTATTCATTCTTTTTAATACACTTGGAACTAATGCCTCTGATCTATCTTCACCTGATAAACTTAATTTAGGAGAGGTGCTCCATGTCACATGTATTTCAAACCCACCTTCATCATTAAAATAATCTACCAATACTGGTTGAGGCATCTGTGTTCCATTAGTTTCGAAGGTAACATTTTTTAAACCTATTTCTCTACACATCTCTAAAAGTGGCGGCCAACACCTTTGCCAACCCAGTAAAGGTTCACCACCTGTTATAACTAAATGGATATCGTTCTTCTCATTAAACCTACCATTAGGTAATAGTTTAACAATACGATCGAAAACTTCTTCTAATGTCTCTGTTAATTGTAAGTGTTTATATTTCATAGCCCAGCTGGCTGATGTATCACACCCCACAGGTGTAACAGGTAATTCTTCTATTGATTTGTATGCTTGGGGATGGTTTTTATCTGCTCTGGGATCTGTGAAGTAAGGCATCTCTTTTACAGGAATTAAATTGTCTCTCTCCTGTCCGAAACCTCTGCACTCAAAATTACAACCAAAAACTCGTAAGAATATACTAGGTGTTCCTACGAACCTTCCTTCACCTTGTACGCTATAAAATACTTCCGAATATCTAAGTTTCATTATATAGTTATATTATAAACGATTGAGAACCAACTATCAACTACTTATTTGTCCGTTTTGCCTCAGCTTCTGCTGCTTCTGCTGCTTCCCGTGCTTTAATTTTTTTATCTAAATATAATGGCCTGCGCTTAACAACTTTCTTACCTCCATTAGCTTTATCAGCTCTGGCATTGTCTACTTCCACCTGTTCAATGATATTTCTCATGTAACTAAGGTATTCATTAGAATGTTCTTCGCCGTCAGCGCCAGCTTGCGCTAATATTTGCTCTATATCTAGACTCTTAATGTATTTAAATTTGGTTTCCATTTGACGTTTCTCTTTTTGGATACGTCTAATGAAAGCGTAGTATGTGATCTGTGTAAAGTACGCAAAAGGATTTTTAGATTTAGCTGGATCAAAGTTGTCCATGTATGTAAGACAATTTTCAATACCATCTAGAATCATTTCATCTCTAAATGTGTAGTTTACAAAATTTGATTTAAAGGCCAAGTGGTTTGCTATTTTAACAAAACACTCTCCTATATAGTTAGTTACTCGTGGTTTGGAATCACCACATTCTTCTGCCTCTAGCCTCAATTCTCTATACGCACTTATCTTAACAAGGAAATCCTTGTTGTCTATATAGTGAGCCGAGTTAGGGTCTCTCCTTTTTGCCATAATATACTCCTAATGTATTTTCTTATCTAGAACAGCGTTTGCTAGTTCCTCAAATAAGTCTAAGTCCAATTCATCATTACTATCTTCTAAAAGAGGGACCGTCTCTTCTATAAAGTCGCCACGCCACTGTGGTGTGTTAAAATATATTGACTTAACCATTCTTTCGTATCCAGCTTTAAACCCTTCTTGTAAATCTGCTACTGTAATAATATTCCTACGTTCTATAGTAAATGTTTGTGATGCTGAAACCGCTATCCATGGCCTTAAGTTAATAGATTCTCCAATGCCATGTGGTGTTGGCATGATTTGTGGGACTAGCTCTATAGGATGTTCTATTTCTACTGTGTCCTCACTATAACTAATTTTACCGACTAGCGTTGAGCCGTCCATTAGTTTAACAATTCTTATTTCTTGTTTAGACATTTATTTTCACCAATTTATAATTAAACCCTTCTTCGTTGTAAAGTTTAACTCTTTCTATTAAATGATTCAATGTATAATTCTTGTGTGATTTCCACGATAAGTCATCACCAATATCAAACAAGTTGCATACAACCTTTTTGTCTCCTATACGAAGCCCTCTCCCTATTGACTGTAAGTTTCTTATTCTACTCTTACTAGGAGAGGCAAAGACAATATTATGTAAGTTCCTTATATTTATACCCGTGGAGAACGTACCGTACGAAGCAATGATAATTGCATTGGTTTCTTTTTCTGTTAATGCTCGTATAAATTCTCTTTCTTCTGTGTCAGTACCACCATGTACAAGCCAGACCTTTCTGTCTTTATCAACAGCTTGTTTGATTAATGGGTATAAAACTTTGCCATGCTTTTTTACAAACTGATATAACACTAAGGTATTACCATCTTGTGCTATTGTTAAATTCTTTATAATTTCATTGCGAGCTGGATTAGTAACAAGCCAATCTATCTCTTCTTGATATGATTTCTTTTTCATATCTTTCTTTTCTTCGTCTTTATATTCCAATGTGCAACATATTATTTTTAAATTAGCAAGTTGCTTATCTTCCATTAACTTTTTAGTAGTTGTTACCTTGTGTACCTTTCCAAACGTTCCTTCTAATACTAATTTATGAGTCTTCGAGCCGTCTAATGTACCCGTAGTGCCGATCCTACGAGGTGTGTTAGTACATTTATTCATTAAAGCTGTAAGGGATTTAGCCTTAAATAAATGGGCCTCGTCTCCATAGAATACATCAAAGTCTTTGAACCATGCCTTTGGAAACTTGTATATTGACTGCCAGGTGCTTATTGTAGTAGGGTATTCATTACTCTTTTCTTTGCCACCATATATTCTATGACAGTTTTCTGATACTCTCCACGTGTCTGCACTAGCATAATCCTCGAAGTCACCATACATCTGTTCTACTAATGATGTTGTTGGTACTACGATGAGTTGCTTGCGTCCTCTCGCTTGGTGATACCTTACAAGAGAATATATAATGAGAGACTTACCGCTAGCAGTGGGAGATAGAAGTAAAGCTCTGCCTTGCTTAATACAATGATCAACCGCGTCCCTCTGATAGTCCCTAATTTGAATTTTTTTGCCATTTGCTTGTAACCTTAATGAGTCTGTTAGTTTTTTAACGTCTGTTTGTTCACTAATATTATCTATGTCTGTTTCTATTTCATATTCTAATGTATTAGCAAACTCTTTTAAGTAAGGCAATAGCCCTACATATAATTCTTTTGTGTACATACTATATAATCGTACCTTACCGTCCCACATTCTATTTCTATATAGTGGCATGAACTTAGCTCCTGGAACATCAAAAGTAAAAAAGTCACATATCTCTTGATCTGTGCTTAAGTCTGTATCTATTTTTAAATATACAGAATCCTTTTGTTTTACTTTTATCAAAACTTTTTTTGCTCCAAAAAGGTCGTCATTATTTCCTCACTATAAAAGGCCATTTGTAAACTTGGTCCATTCAATAGCGTTTTTAATATCGAAAGAACGGGCGTTTAAACTCCTCATAACACCCTCTATTTGGGTTATACATGTGTCTATATACTCGACTTTATCAGTTAGTTTAATAATATCTGGATCGGTGTCTAAGAAGTCATTCATTTGATTGTTCAAAGGAGAGTTACCTAGGTACTGGTCCCAGCCTAACTTGTTAAGCTCTTGTTGTGTTAATTCTCCTCGATAATACTGCCACTTGAGACGGCGTAAGGTTAGTAAGTTGGATTTATTTTTGCGCAACTGTAATTTAAACGTAGACAACATGTTTAAATACTTGGCATGAAATTCTGGTGTTTTTATAGACTCGCGGCCCAAATTAAGTTCATCAATTTTACAGTCTTTAACCCACATGTCCTGCAGTTCATTTAATGTAATCATAGTGTAATTATAGTTGATTACTAACTAAAAATCAAGTACCAATAATACCTTATTCAGTAACGTCAGTAATTGTAATGATGATAATTTGTTTTGTTGTATGTGTGCCGTCTGAGACACTAACCGTTGTGGTATAACGGTCCTTGACTTCATAATTTGGTGCTGTACTAAAGATCAATACTCCTGTTGATGAATTAATACTCATTGAACTTGCATCCTCGCCGGCTATACTATATGTCAGTGTCTGATTCTCGGGATCAGTGGCAGTAACGGTACCAATTGCTGTTTGGTTTTCTGCTGCCCACCAGTATGGTGTCGATGTAATAGATGGGCCTATATTAGTAGACACAAACGAAACAGGTGGTGTTGATGTTTCTATTATGTAATCTTTATACTTAAACATGGCAACAGCAACCATATAATCTGTCTGGCCAGATGAAATTTCAAAGTCTAACCCTTGTAGACTAATCGGGAAGGCATCTCTAAATACAATTTCAGTAATTGGATTGTTGTTTGAGTCTAATAGAAATAAACTAGCGTCTGAACCATTTGCAAGCGCTCTTTGTTGTTGTGGATTTAGATCAGGGAACCTATACTCCTGAGTCTTTGCAAACTTAACATACTGATCACGTGATTCTGGAAATCCTAATCCAATCATCCAATCATATAACTCTTTATAGTTCTTCATGTCTTCTTGGATCAAAAACCGTATCATTAACGTACCAAAGTCTAATTTATCTCCTGGATGTGGTATATCAATAAATGGTGTGGCTTGTACTGCGGGTGGTAAGTTCATCTCTGGAATGTTTGCTGCTTGACAGAAATAAGATACGTTAGGAATATTATGAACCTGAAATTTAAAAGCATTAGGTCGTAAGTAATCTAATTCATTAGGATTGTTATTATCCCATGACGCTTCCGTAACGTTGGTGATATTTGTTGTTGTCATTATTTAAATGCCAATACACCTAATATTGCAATCAACAAAATGTTAGATAGAAATAACTCAGCGGCGAGTATTGTGTGATACCACACCCATCTGCTTTGATAAATCTCGCTTTCAGTTGCGCCCCCGCCTTTTTTCTCCATCTTTTTATCCATCCATGCTAACAATTTATTTTTCACTTAACTTCAAACCCCACTGAAACGCCACATCCACATGATGCGGTTTCTAAAGGATTAACAAATCTAAAACCTTCTTGTACTCCCTCTATTAGCCACTCAATTCTAGTATTATCTAAATACTTATTTGATATAGGACATATCCAAACTTTAAAGTCTCCTACATCTTGTTCTATATCTCCTTCTTCAGGACCATCAGAATAATTAAACTCATATTGAAACCCTGCACAACCTCCTCCTGCCAAGGAAAACCTTATGCCAGGCTTCTGTGCCATTCGTACTCTTTCAGTGGCCTTACTCAAGGCCTCGTCCGTGAATTCTATCACGATGCTACAGCGTGTCGTTTTTCATCCCAATTTGCTATTGCTTTTTTAATAGACGCATTAGCTAAAACAGAACAATGTCTCTTAATGGGTGGTAAATCTAATGCCTTTGCAATGTCTCCATTCTTTATCCGACTTGCTTCCTCTAATGTTTTGCCTACTAACATGTCTACAAACATTGTTGAAGATGCTATTGCTGATCCACATCCATAACATTTAAATTTAACATCTTGTATTACATCTTTTTCATTTATTTTAAGATCTAATTTCATGACGTCACCACACGCTGGCGCTCCTACCATTCCTGTAGCTACAGTTGCATCCTTAGGATCAAACTCACCTACAGCATAGGCCGCTGGGTTTGCGAGAACGTTTTCAAATCTTTCTACTACTTCTCTACTATATGCCATTATAACTCCTCCGTTATTTATGTATTTATAATACTTTCTTTGTAACCACAAGTAAATACGGACTAATACCTTTTAGACAAAAAAAAACACCCGCATAGCGGGTGCTTTAATGTTGTTTAACCGGTTACTACTTAATTTTACATTAAGTTTGTAACTTTTACTGACCTATAATACTGGTTACGATTGGCAGTGAAAGTATCACCATCAGTCGTTCCGTCTGCCTGCATTACAAATGGGTTAGCTATCATACCATACCTAGTTTTGAAACCAATCTTAGGTTGGAATGTGCTAGGGTCTATGGCCCTAACCATTTGAAGTGGGACGTATGGACAGTAGAAAAGACCTGCGTCATAAGGGCTTGTGCCTTTATAACCAGCAACATAGAACTGGCTAGCAGCTCCTGTGTTTGCTGAGTAAGGATCTATGTAAACTCTGTAACGACCGTTTAGAACTCCGGCAAATGTATTACCTGTGTCATCAACGTTTAAGTTTGTTGATAATGCTGGAGCATAATCTAAAACACCAGCCATTGCAAGCGCACTCGCCACATCTGAAGAACAGATAATAAAATTACCTTTTCCACGTCTTGTGTCTTGTGCAATTACGTTAGCATCGCGTTCAATGTTAAACAATAGACCTTTAAATCTTTCTACGGACCACCTACCGTTACTGTCGACATCTAAGTCGAAAGTACCAGCTGTAGCAGTAGAGGCTGAGCCTGTTTTTGCTACTTTGTAGATAGTTCTTATAACCTCACGGTTAATTTCTGCAAGTATTTCTTGTGAAAGAATATTACTTAGTTCAGATTCTGCATCTAGCCCATGAACAGCTTTCAAATCTTGTGCAAGTTCAACTGTATATTCTGCTTTCAATGCTCTTGATTTAGCAGTAACAGTTGTCTTCTCGATTGAGAATGCCATTTCTTGTAGGGTAGTTGAGTCTCCGAAGCCTTCTGCAGTGCTTGTAGCTACGCCTCCGCCAGTTGTGTAGGTACCATCTACTGGATTAGCTCCAGCATGTGTTCCTGCACCCGAAAAGTCTGTATCTGCTTCGTTAAATAAAGCTTCTGTACCGGCTTGGCCAGTATAGTGTGACTTCATTGCGAAGATAAGACCTGTTGGGCCTGACATAGGTTGTACGCCACAAACGTCGTAAGCCATAAGGTTGGGCAGTGCACGTCTTACTAACGATATTAATATCGGATCGTAGTTGTCAACGCCTGAGCCTGTTTGGTTTGCGTGTGTAGCCTCGAAAAGAGCTTCCTTCTCCTCACGGAGAGCTTTCTCCTGATTTTCAAGGACTACTGTGGTTACCGCTCTCTTATACGGATCTGTAATTGCTTGTAGATCCGGATGGTCTAGTACGGGTGCCCACTTTTTTTGTAGTTCTTCTGAAAGATACATCAGTTTCTCCTTGTTTTACGTTTGTATTTATTATAACCTAATTATTTATAAAAATTTTAATTTTTAACATCGGAAAACTTAACTGCCTGAGTAATACCTTGTACATATTTACTCATTATAGTCCCATCTCCCGCTGTTCCCTGATCAACGCTATCTTCTAGCTTTTCATTACCGTCAGCTTGCGCTTTAGGAAAATAATTTTCCTTGATAACATTTAGTTTCTGAGTGTACATCTCTTCTTTGTCGTAAGATACGTCTTCGACTAGAGTTGCAAACTTTTCAACTTCTGTTTCAGCTAGATCGTCAACCACGGAACGGAAAACTCTTTCCTTTTGTAGTTGTTCCCTGTCTTCGCTGATTTCCACAGACTTGTTAATTTCTTCGTCTAACTTAGATTTCAACTCCTCTATTTCTTTTTGTTGAGCTGATAAGACATCGAATTTGTCTTCAGGGACATCGATGTAATGGTTTTGGAAAGTTTCTTTAAGATCTTTTATAAAGCTCTCAGTTATTTCATTCCTTAGACCATTCTCAACAGCTAGTTCATTCTCTGACATCCATTGTTCAGTTACATAACTGAGATATTTGTCAATGTTTTCTACTAGCTTTTCTTTAGCTTCTTCAAAAGCCTTATTGGCTTCCTCAACAAGTTCGTTCTCAATGAGATCCATTTGTTGATTGACACGAGCTACAACAACGGTCTCAAATAATGAGGCCGCCTTTGTTTTGAATTCTTCTGAAAGATGCTCTTCGTCGGCAAATAAGTTAGCAATGTCTTCTTCAAAAAGTGTTTCGGAAGTTTCATCTTCGTCTTCATCTTCATCAGTTTCTTCTGCCTCTACTGCCTCTGCTTGTATTTCTTCCTCTTCGGGTGTTTCCTGCTCCGCTACTACTTCATCATCTGTTTCGATGACTTCTTCTAAAGTTTCGTCTTCGTTACCTTCTTCACTCTCGCCAACAGGTCCTCTGTTGCCTGCTGAGCTAGGTTGGTTTACGACTGTACGAGCGTCTGTAGTATCTGTAAAGTTAGGTGCTTTGCCTGCGCCGGCGCCTACTAGGCCTGGTGCTTTTGAAGCTTTGTCTGAAGCTGCCTTTCCTACTGGGCTTGTTAATCCACCTTCTGGGTTGCTAGTACCACTTAGGTCTTGCTGCTCAGGATTTGGATTGGAATTACCTTGTAAAGGATTAGTTTTGTCACCAGCGGTTTTGTCCAACGGACGGTGTGGGTCCGCGGTAGCCGTTGGCAGGTTAGCTTTTGAGCTGGAACCTTGCATAGGCGAGATTCTGTCTCCTGCTTCCTGTTCGTCTATAACTGCTACGGTAGCGTCTTGAAGCTTACCTTCAAGCAGTTCTCTGATTTTGGATTCTACTCCCATTTTTCTCTCCTTATTTTTCGGATTAATTATCTTTTAATATAATCTAATAAACTATTTATATTTATCCAGATTTCTATTAGATTTTAGACAGTTTTTCTAAGAAATTGTTAAAGACCTGGAGCTTTTCTTCTTCTAAATGTGCTGAATTTGCTCTAGAAATAGTGGCTCTAGCCTCTTCCATGTCTTGTTCTGTCCATTTTCCATTAACAAAAACCCATTCTTTACCTTCCATAATGCCGTTTACAAATGCATCTGGAGCGCTTGGATCAGCAACAATATCTGCTGCTGTGGCAAGCATAAAGTCATCTTGTACTTCGTTAATGCCGTTTACCTCTTTTAACGTACCGAGTCCTCTGGATGAAACACCCAGCTGAGCACCTTCGCTAATGAGTTCTTTTACAATTTTACCCATAGGCGTATCCATAATCTTCGCCCTGCCGATATAATTGTTGCCGTCTTCCTTGAGAGATGTAATCATGTGCGATACACGGTCTAAGTTAACCGTTGGGCCATCAGGATGTCCTAACTCTCCATAAGCTCGTTTTGTTAAAATGTTTTCTTTAACATAGCGTGCTACTTCTCGCTGCATTATCGCTCTTGGATATACACGGCCGTTCCTATTCTTTATGTCTGCTTGTAAAAAGACTCCTTCAATAAACACATTAGGTTTATTCTTATCTTTAGTCTCTTCTGTAACATATTTAATATGTTGATTGAATTCTTTAATTAGTTTCATTGTTCTATCCTAATGAACCACCATCGTAGACATTTCCTGCATCGTTAGTGTCTAATGGTGCATCTTGATGTTGTTGTGAACCATATCCAGAAACTTTAGCACAATTAACTATGACTGTTCCGCCATCGCCACCGGCTATAACTACTTCTATGTCGCTTGTGTTTTCTGAATTATCGCTGAAACCATAAAAATCATGGGATCCGTTTTCATATAGTTCGTATAGAACAACGGAGTTTCTTTGTACTTTGGCACTAGCTCCACTCGATAGTGTCCAATGTAGTCCCTTAATGTTTACTGCTGGGGAGCTTTGCGATTCCGTCGACTTCTTTAGCGTCGTAGCTAAAGCAATTGTACCTGTCGCTGCAGTCCCCCTAACACTAACCACGCCCTGGACTTGGGTTAATTTTAAGTTGTTTACTGTGACTGCCATTTGTTATTCCTATGTTGGTAAGTTATATTTCTTTTTATCTTTTTTATGAATATGAACATTTTCTTCTAGAACTTCTACGTTCTCATCATCCACATCAACTTTTTCTATACCGTGTTCAAACATAACCTTATACCAGCTAATTTTTCCATCTGCATCTGGTTCTGCATGTTCACCTATAATAGTTTTGCCTTCTTTCCACTCCTTGTGGAATATTTTACTAGCGCACATGTGCTTATCGCCTTCTAGTGAACCTTTGGCAACACCATCGGTAGGAGCTTCGGTAATAACTCCTGCCCTGTAATCTTTAAACGTTCTCATCTGTCTCAACAGGCCTACCTGTTGTCATATCTATATCCACTAATTCTAGTGGTTCACCTTCTATAGGAATTCCCTCAGGGGCTACACTTTGTGGATGAAACATTTGCTTTGCTGTTTCAACCCTTGCTGTATCCATTGCATGGTTTGTCCTATCTTGCATTAAATCATTAAAGTTTGTTTGAACCTCTGATGCTTTACCAGTGATCATGTTGTCTAACATGTCTTTAATTTCTTTACTTTGATCTAAATCTTCTGCCATTTTTATGCTCCTCCATTAGGTCCGACGGGATTACCCTCGCCGGGAACCTCATCTTCTATATTACCAGCACCGTTGGGGGATGCTGTATCAACTGCTGACAATGGACTCCATTGATATTGTCGTTGATATTGAGGTTCGCTCAACAATTCTGTGTCAATCTCCTCAATTTGTTCATCTGTCAACATTAAAACTTCTTTCTGTATATAACGCTTACTAAAAAACGTTCCTATATAGGCTGCTAATCCGTTTAATACTTCTACTCTACTCCTCAAAATCTCTTGTTCTTTAGACTCTGTATAGTAAGCATCTGTCGAAAACTCAAACTCTATATCATCTTTAATATTGTTCCAATCTTCTTCGGTTATAATACCCTTTAGTAAACATTGCGTCTTTAAAAGATCGCTTAGCATTACTGAGAACTTCCTTCTTAACTTGATGATGAATTTTGTAAACTTCATTTCATCTCTGTTAATCTCAGCTGCTCTTCCAAAGTTCATACCAGCTTGTTGTTCCAATCGTGAAATAGGAATGTTCAACGCTTGATATAGTTTACGTTGAAAGTATTCTATGTCCTCTATTTGCCCCAGGTTTTGGCCTGCTGGCAACGTAGTAATCTCTGTTCCTTTATTGCCCTCTCTTCTGGGTAACCAGAAGTCTTCCAGCATCGACATAAACTTCTTGTCATCGCGGATCTCACCTGTATTAGCATCGTAAACTAACTTGTTACGATAACGATCCATAATGTCTTTTAGATATTGTTCTGCCTTTAACTTCGGCAAGTTACCAACATCTACATAAAATATTCGTCTTTCAGGAGCTCTTGTAATTCTATATATAACTACTGCATTCTCCATCATACGAAGCTGGTTTGCAGGCCTTATAGCCTTATGTAAATACGACAAAGCTATTTGTTTCTCAGTATCTACCAAACCACTAGGAGCAAATGTTATAGCGTCCTTTGTTATCTTCAACCCTTGTTGATTCTCAGGTGCTACATAAGCTCCAGGTTTTTGAGTTACACCTTTATCATTATATATAAAAAACTCATTAATCTCTTTAATAAACAAAACGCCTGTAGGATTCTTAGACTTAATGACTTCTCGTACTTTCCTAATCTTTCTAGGATCGATATATCTAATATCTTTGATCCCTGCTTTAGGATTCTCAAGATCTATTACCTTATGGAAATAAATCTTTCCATCGATATACCACCGTCTAAAGTAATCCTGAGCTCTATCCCTAAAGTCCAGGAGGTTCTTTATGTTATCAAATTCTATTGCCATGCTCTTTCTAACACTTGATGAAAGTTGTACGTCATCAAGGTTAATTTCAACAGGAGATTCGTTCTCCAACTGTGCAATGGACTCATTGATTATGTCTTCAACTGCTGTATCTACGTCTGCCATCAAGGCAATATCGCGATACCTTTTTATTAATTCGGATTCGGTTTGAGCAATACCTTCTACGTCCATGTAGGTACCGTAATACCCACCCGCTCGAATCGATTCTATTGCACCATCATCAGAAGGTGCCACAAAAGATTTTTCACTCTGTGGCGTTTCCTTCCGCTTTATTTCAAACCCAAATAAATCCATATTATAAATGCCTCTAAGCTGTTACGTTATAACTTTGATACTGGAATGTAACTGTGTATTCCTCAATGATGTCATTCTGTGCATATTGTAATGCAATTTCTGACATGTTAATTGGAAAGGCCTCTTCCAACTGAATCGCCATTAGATCTTTATCATTCCTATCTAAGTGGAACACATTGATCTCCCGTTGATATTCACCTGGTTCCATAAGATCTGCTGTGTTGTCATGGCGATTGTTCATAGCATTCATCCACGATTCAAACTTTTTCCTTAAAGTAAAACTGGTATCGTTTACGATTGTTATTGTCCACGGATCAAATATCCTTTCGCCTGCTAACTTAACTTCCCTGCCTCGGTACTGTATGATAGCTGGGTTCACCGTTGATGCCGGTAAACTTGCTCCAGTAACAAGGAGTTGTTGCTCGGCTGTAGCGGCATCTCCTGGGAATGTAATCTGTACCCTAAACTGATTCGGCCGTGCGCCTCCCTCTCCTAGGGCAGTTTTAAAACTGTTAATATCCATCTTTTTCTCCTATTGTACTATTTATACATTACCCACCAATCTCTTCAAAGGCCACGCCGGTTCTAGTAGCAATAAAGTTTAGCTGTATAAAGTTGATAGCTTTGGCAGGCTTAATAAATATGTCTGCTACAAATTCGTTTCTATCAATTACTTCGCCTGTGTTATTACTATTATTACATATAACTTTAAAGTCATATATCCCTTTACGTCCTTGAACGTTTCTTAGGAACGGTGTAACTAATGATGTAAATTGTGATCTGGTGAATGAGTCATTGAATTCAAACAATTGATACTTAGCGGCTGTTGCTACTGCTTTTTCTAATATGATAAAGAGCCTTCTAACGTTAATTCTATTGAACGCTGAAGGTGCTGCTAGTAATGTTTTGTCCCCCATTAATACGATTCCGTTTCCTGGACTATTAATAACAGGGTTAATTCCATCTTGGTATAGAGAGTCTCTATTTGCCTTAGTTGGATTCCACGCTAGTTTTACTGCGTTTTTAACATGTCCTCTGTTAAATCCTGCTGGTGAATACCAAGGATCTCTAATGTTGTCTGTGTTAACACATAGACCCGCTATATCTCCATTTAAAGGTATCCATCTATATACGTCATTGTATCTATCGTATTGGTATTTCCAGTTACTATCCATTACACTATAAGATGTAGCGGCAAAAGCTGCTTTATCTCCTGTTACCTGTGTAACTTCGGAACCGGAATTGTTTACTACGGACGATCTCTGTGGTGAAACAAATACTATACAGTCTTTTCTGACTTTACCAATATTGTCTTGTACCCACTTCTTCGTCGTGTTGCTCCAGCCTGCTGTTAACACTAAATTAACATCAACGGTTTCTGCGTCTGCTAATAGTGCGTAAGATGTTTGTACATCTCCAGCGTCTGGGCTGTCTGAAACACCACCTGTCAGGCTGACAGTAGACTCTGCTGCTGTAAATCCTGATCCAAATGCTGTTCCTGCTGAAGCTGAGCCCCAAGTGCTGTCAGATGCTGGTTCGTCTGTCCAACGGATAAACTTAGACTGGTTATTAACCACGTCTTTGTAGTAATTTGATCCGCCATCTAGGCCTTTTGCATCGGAAGCTTTTGAAACTGCTTCGAATTTTTCTAAAACTGTACCTGCTACACCTGAAATTAATCCATCTTGATCCACAACGGTTACGTGAAGCTCATCATTTGAGCCGGACAGTAATGATACGTGGGTTGATGTTAAAGGTGCGCGAGTAAAGTTGCTTTTATATGTCCAATCTGTTGCGAGTACGGATGTAGCTGCTGCTCCAGTTCCGCCTCCGCCACTGAATGTAATAGTTGGTGCACTGGAATATCCGTTACCAGGGTTAGTAATAGTAACGCTTTGTACTGCATTACTTGATACTACAGCGGTACCTGTTGCGGTAACGCCTGATGCTGGTGCGGAAAAAGTAACTACAACGGCGCTAGTATAACTAGATCCGCCTGCACTAACTGTAACAGATGCTACTGAATTAGTGTCAAAGTTACTTGAATCAGCAAATGAAACCAAAAGCGAATTGCCTATGACTCCTGGATATCTTGCTGCCCACATGCCGTTACTGCCTTCTCCTGACGAAAAGTTGTTCTCATAATGATCTTCGTTCTTAATTAAGACGCCTGCTGTTGAACCTGCGTTCTTTGCAGTGTCTACATCTACGGAACGAATCACTTTAAGATTACTACCGTACGCCAAAAAGCTGGCTGCTGTAAACCATGATTCGTAATTTGTTGAATCAGGATTAAAAAAGCGACTAACTAAAACGTTTTCAGATTCTATTGTTGTGATCTCGTCTACAGGTCCCCATTTTGCGTCAATTACAACAGCGCCTATTGTGGTAGCGACTGATGGAACTACACTTGTTAGATCCCTCTCTGTTACAAGAACACCTGGTGATAGCTGAAATGCCATGTTTTTCTCCTCGGTTTATTTATCTTATGAATGACACAGGTTTATTGTTATCATCACAACTATTTATAAATTGTAATTTTTAGAACCTTTTTTCTATATGTACAGATCTTAGGCCTTGTGTGTACGCCGTATTCCCTTCTCAGTTACTTTACCTTCTTGAGTACGAGCATACTGCTCAGATATTTTTCTCATTTTCTTATCTACATTCTCATGAAAATCATCTTCTAATAACCACAAGTCGCCATTGATTACTTCAAACTCTGGCTCTTGTCCATCCAGTTTAACAAAAGGAGTTAGGTTGTGTTCTATTTCACCTATTTGTTGTTTGTATAACCCCTCTCGTGTGTTGACATCTGTCATGTCTTTAAAGAAGGTTTGTGTTGTTAACCATCCAAACAGTACGCAACACATAACTAAATCATCCTGGTAGCCTACGTCTGCCTGATATGTATTACCCTTTTCTATAAATGTTGATATTTCATGTATGATATGTTCATCAAATATCAACATTTTTTGTTCTTCAAGTAAGGATTTAAATGCAAAACACCCCTGTCTTTTTACTTGCTTTGATGTTGTAACACCTTTCTTACTTGATTTACCAAACCCTGGACTTACAAATTGTCTATTTTGTTCTGTAACTGTATAACATATATTCTCATATTCAATTTCTTGATGTAAGATCTCTACCACTTGTTGACCTATATCATTAACTTCTACTAATACAAATGCGTCATTATAATCTTTTCCTATCTTTCCAATAACATTTGGAAATAACATAGGTGAAATTTTGTTATCTTTATACTTTGCTACTACATTATAAGGCATTTCTGTAATGTCTGCAACAACAAAGGCGGAGTAGTCGCCGCCAATTCCCCTGGCTGTATCGACTGTAATAGCATAGTAATGATTCTCTTGTGGCTCTTCGTATATGTCTAAATTATTGTTTTGGAATATAGGATCTTTTGTACTCATGGCACCTATAGTTTGTGAGTTAATTAATGTATTAGTTGAACCTAAGAACTCACATAAAACTTCTTGATTAAATTTAACATCACCAAGAAGCTGTTTCTGTTCTCCTAACCACTTCTCATCACGTCCAGGTATCTCATAGTAAGGTATGAACATGTGTTCAAAGCCATTTTGTTTTTTCTCTGCCTCATTCCAGAACTTCCAAAAGTGATTATACCCTAACGGGGTAGAGGTTAATAGTATTTTAGTTGTCTCTCCCGCTGAAATTGTTGGATAAACAGAAGTAAAAAACTCGTCCGCGATGTTATTAGGTATGATTGCTGCCTCATCTATGTAAAGCCAATTAACAGACTTACCCCGTATCGCTGCTGCTGTTGTTGCTGCTGTTACTACCTTACTATTATTTTCTAATTCTACGTCACCTTTGTTCCATGTCCTAACACCTTGTTGCATCCAAATAGGTAAGTTCTCATACATTATTTGATATCTGTTTAACACTTCCCTTGCAGCGGCACTTTTATTAGCCATAATAGCTACTGTTTTATCCTCTTCAAAGATAGTATAATGTAAAATACACGCTGCTGCTACCACAGTTTTCCCTTGTTGTCGTCCTTCCATTATCACAACACGTCTATGCTTCATTATAACATTTACTTTTTCTTTTTGGCAATCATATAAATTAAATGATTGTAACCCTTTATCTAATGAAATTATTTTTACATAAGTTTCTATAAAATAAATTGGATCTGCTTTACATTTAACATACTCAGCAATTTCATGTTCAGAGAAATCGTGCTGATACGCTAACGGTTTAAGATTAGGGTTGCCGTGGTAACTATTTCCTTCCGCTTGTGTCATCTTTCTCTACGTTTATTATTTTAGGATCTGCTTCCCCTTTTAATGCTCGTAACAAGTCTTTTGTACTACCTACAAATAAATTATTTGTTGTTTTAACTGTCCCTTTAGCAGCAGGATCGGGTGCTGTTACACGTTTCTGTCTTTCTTGTACATCAATCATATCTTTAGCAGTGTCTTGTAGGTTTTTAATTAGTCCGGCAGCCACTTCATATGCACGTGGTTGGTCACTGTTTCTGGCAATATGTAGTATGCCTTGTATAGCTTCATCGTTGTATGCTTCTGCCGTTTTCAATATTGATCTAGCATACTGGAAGTCTTCCTCTTGTTGTTTAGCGAGCAGTGCTTCTTTGTCTTCATCAGACATAGGTATAATAGGAAGTTGTTTATTCCTTTCCTCTTCTCCTTCTTTAAGGTTTCTTTCTAGTGCCTTGGTAACTTCTTTAGTATTAAATTTTTTATCTAAATCGTCAAAAGGATTTTTATTCGAAGTTGTCATCAAATTCCTCCACAAATGAATATGCGTCAATTGGACTTGCGTCAGCTGGATCAACATAAGCAGTTATGTTACTCCTTAAATTGGCCAAGGACAAGGACAATGTTGGGTCATTGTATATATCTGCAATAACCTTCTTAATAATTCCAACATTCTCTACGTTGCTATAAAAATTAAGTCTCATTGTAAAATTTAAAGTCCATATAACACTTAATCTAGCAGCAAAGTCTCCTTCATATTCGTCTTCATAATTAACATTATCTAATGTGATTTTTATATCACGTTTTATATTTAGTTCAGGTAAATCGTTTATTGTAACGTTAAAGTCTGGATTAAAATATGGGAGAACTTGTTCCACAATTTGTAATCCATCATCCTGGTTCTTCGCAAATATATATAAGGCCAAATTCATATTAAATGGCGCAGAGTTAAATGCTACTCTAACTGTATTTGCACGATCGCCTGTGCCTACGGCTTTGTTCCTTTGTATTACTGTTGTCTTTCTACTAGGATCATAGCTTAACCCCATAATTTCAAAACCTATACGAGGTAATGTTATAGCTACTTCGCCTCTTGTATCTGTGCCAGCAACTCTAGCAATCCTTGTCATAAATTTTTGCTTAGTAGAGTATGATAATGGTACCCTGAGTGTTTGTGCTACTGCACCGGCACTATTTTTACGTTCAACGTTAATATTATTGAATATCGTTCCGAAAGCAATAATAGCTTTTCGTATGTGCTGGTGATAAAATGTTTGATCTTTAAACACCTATCTCTCCAAATGGATTCTTCTCACTAAAGTCTAATATACCTTCTAGGAATTGTATGTTATCAAAGTCTAAATTATCAATTGGTTCTGATGCATTTGTTTGATATGATTCATTAATTATTGATCCTGTATCTTCTTTCAGCCACAAACTACCATCTTCTAATTGTAACTGATACTCTAACATGTCCTGAGAGTATTTAGTTTCTATTCCATCTATTGTAGTAATGCCTGTATCTAAATCCTCTGAACTGTATTCGAAGAGCTCACAAGTTAATCTAAATACATAAAGTTGGTTTAACTGATAGAATGGATTTTGGAAATCAACATATTTAATTTCAAATAGTGAGTTTGTTTTCTCTAAATATATTAAATCTCCTTCAGAAGGCCGTGTGGTTTGTGTAAACGTGCCTCCAGAAGTCAACACCATGTCTTCCCAACGTCTTTTTGACATTACAAAGGTTGCTTGGTCTCTAACTTCTAATCCAAACCTTGTAAATATATCTCCCTGTCCTTCATACCCATTTACATTATCCAAATACATTTCCAAAGGATATGCTTGTGTAAATTTAGACAGCTCATCTTCATCAAAGATCGTATCTTTATTGACTAGTGTCCTAGGAAGGTAATATGCGTCGTGGCCGTAGATTTTAAGACTTTCTATTATTAAGTCTTCAACTAATCTTTGTTCGTTTGTTTGTCCTTGTCCTTGGCCCGATTGAAAATAAAAGTTGGTCGGCATTTTTCATTATCCTATCATAAATGTTGGGGGCAGTTCGTAACTCGATTGCATCTGCTCTTCTATAACCGTTATCTCCTGTGCGGCTTCGGTAAATATTTGCTCCCCGTTCAGTGTAACACCGCCTGGCATTTGAATGCCTGAGAACTTACTCATGTTAGCGCCCCATTGTCTTTTAATTAACGCAGTGGCGTATTTCTTAAGAAACATATCATCGTATACCTCTGGATAATCTGCCGGGTCTAGTAAAGCCCATGCTTCTGCTACTAAATAATCACCGGGGTTAAATGTTTTATCCCAGTCTGTGTCCATATAAAGTCTATCTGTTTTTCTATTCCAACGTATTTGTCTGCTGCCTGCTAAAAGCATTTCTAATGTAGTTAAATGACTTTGTACCACAGCATAATAAACCATGTCTGCTCCCATTAAATTATATAAGTCATTCATTCTAAATTGATACATTAAGTCAAACAATTCTCCATCTCTGGATACGTTGGTTGCTGCACCACCAAAGTTGAATACCTTTGTGATGCCTAATATGTTATTACTAATAGGGACATATCCTTTTTCGATATCGCCCGGTGTATAAAAGGTGGTGGGGTGTAATGTTGCAACCGATCCGGATATACTTCCAGTTATTTGTTCACTTCCCACAAAAGCTGGACTATTCGTGTCCATCTTTTCGATAGTAATATCCTGGCCGGATGCCGACGCTACCTTCGCGAGGGCACCACTTGTGCCACCCTCGATTTTTTCGTTTTTTTGAAAGTTTGCTGCTACATTAGTTGTCAAGTGGACTAAGGATCCTGTGATCTTATGTTTGACAAAAGTTCTTTCAACACCGTCGAAATGATACTCCTGCCAAAATTGGATGGCATCATCGACTCTGTCTGAGACTTGTTGCTCATCCACATTTATTTCTATCACAGGAGCACCTAGTCTCCTTAGACAATAGTCCTGTAGATCTGATCTGCTAGCTAAAGCCATAATCTATCCTTAGTTCAGTAATTATTCATCACCTGCCGTACGCAATATCTTTAATGATTGTGTAAATGTTAATGCTACATTATTAGAAATGCTTTGTGCATGACTTAAAATTAAATTATTTTGATCGGTAACTGTAATAACACTAGGTGCATTATCAGTTTCTACTCCTGTTCCTGAAACGATCATTCCGACTGTAATAGTACCACTATGGCCATCAACCACTAAAGCTATACTGCCACTTATTGCACCGTTGCAAACAGCAGTTGCAGTTGTTGGTGCTGCAGAATAAATAATTAATGATTGTACATTTTCTAATTCATCATATCCTACAGCATCATCTGCCATCATAGATTGTTCTACTGCATTTGATTGAATTGTAGCTGCGCCTGTAACGTTTCCTGTACCATCAAACGATGCTGATGTCCATACGACGTCACCTGTCGATGCTATTGTTCTACCTGTTGCTAGTGCTGTTGAAGCTGCTGCTAACGTTGCTGTTGCTGCTAGTCCAGATGTTGCCTGGTTGCCTGCTGCGTTAACTCCTGGTAGATTTATGTTAGCTGTACCGTCAAACGATACACCACCAATAGTCCTTGCCGTTGCTAATGCTGTTGCGGCTGCTGCTAACGTTGCTGTTGCTGCTAGTCCTGAAGTTGCTTGGTTTCCCGCTGCGTTAACTCCTGGTAGATTTATGTTAGCTGTACCGTCAAACGATACACCACCAATAGTCCTAGCTGTTGCTAGTGCTGTTGCCGTGGCTGCTAATCCTGTAGTGTTTTGGTTTAATGTTCCTATTACGAAATCTATTGTATTATCAGAATCTTGATATGTAACTGTAATACCTGTTTCCGTATTGGAAGTAACCATTGCACCAACTGTATCTGCTACAACCTCACTTAAATCTATGTTAGCCGTACCATCAAATGATACGCCATGGATTGTTCGTGCTGATGCTAACGCTGTCGCTGTTGCTGCCAGTGTTGCCGTTGCTGCTAAGCCTGATGTGTTTTGTGTACCTGTAGTGTTAACTCCTGGTAGATTTATGTTAGCTGTACCGTCAAACGATACTCCACCTATATCCCTAGCTGTTGCTAGTGCTGTTGCTGTGGCTGCTAAGCCTACTGCTATATTAGCTGTTCCATCAAAAGATGTACCACCAATTGTTCTTGCTGATTCTAATGCTGTTGCTGTTGCTGCGTTACCTGTAGTCGATCCTGAAGATCCACTTACAGTTCCTGTCACGTTACCTGTCAAAGCGCCTACAAAAACGGTTGAAGTTACTGTCCCAGAACTTGGATTATATGTAAATCCTGTATCTGTTTCTATACCTTGTCCGCCTGTTGCGCCGTCTACGAATGTTGGGTAAACTGTTTCGTTTGTGCTATTGTTAGCACTTGCTGTAACATTTGTTGCAGTTGTAGCTGTTGTAGCTGTATCTGCATTACCCGTTAAATCGCCTGTAACGTCTCCTTCTAAGTTTGCTACTAAGGTGCCTACTGTAATACTTAAATTACCTGTGCTTGCACCTGTAAAGGTTCCTGTTCCTACAGTGAATTTATCTGCGCTCTCATCGTAACCGATGAAGGCATTATCTGCACTACCTCGTTCTATGATTAGACCGGAATCATTACCAGGTGTCCCTGATGTTCCGTTTGCTAGTTCAATTAAAGCATCTGTAACTGTTAAATTTGTAGAATCTATTGTTGTGGTTGTACCATTAACATCTAGATTTCCACTAACTGTTACATCATTAAATTGGACATCAGAGTTTGTTGCTACTGCTTGTCCTATTGCTATTGTTGCTGTTGAACCTTCTCCAGGAGTGTGTGTTACTGTAACACCTGTTCCTGCAGACGCGTCTGTCATAAAATTTCCTGTTGTATCAGTTCCTAGGGCGACACTATTTGCTTGTATAGTTGCTGTACCTGTAACGTTACCACTACCATCGAATGAGGCTGATGTCCATACGACATCTCCTGTTGATCCAATAGTTCTGCCCGAAGCTAAAGCTGTTGCTGTAGCCGCTAGTCCGCTAGTATTTTGTGTACCCGAAGCATTAACTCCCGGTAAGTTAATATTAGCTGTACCGTCAAACGATACACCACCAATAGTCCTAGCTGTTGCTAGTGCTGTTGCTGTAGCTGCATTACCTGTAGTGTTTTGGTTAAGTGTTCCTACTGTAAAGTCAATTGTATTGTCGCTGTCGTCATACGCCACCGTAATACCACTTTCAGTATTTGAACTAACCATTGCTCCAACAGTATCAGATATTACTTCACTTAAATCTATGTTAGCTGTACCATCAAATGATACGCCATGGATTGTTCGTGCGCTTGCTAGAGCTGTTGCTGTGGCTGCTAAGCCTACTGCGATATTAGCTGTTCCATCAAAAGATGTACCACCAATTGTTCTAGCTGTTGCTAGAGCTGTTGCGGCTGCTGCTAACGTTGCTGTTGCTGCTAGTCCAGATGTTGCCTGGTTGCCTGCTGCGTTAACTCCTGGTAGATTTATGTTAGCTGTACCATCAAATGATACTCCGCCAATTGTTCTAGCTGTTGCTAGAGCTGTTGTCGTGGCTGCTAAACCTACTGCTATATTGGCTGTTCCATCAAAAGATGTTCCACCAATTGTTCTAGCGGTTTGTAATGCTGTTGCTGTTGCTGCGTTACCTGTAGTCGATCCTGAAGATCCACTTACAGTTCCTGTAACATCACCGGTTAAATCACCGGTCACATCTCCTGTAACATCACCGGTTAAATCACCGGTAACATCTCCTGTCAATGCTGCTGCAACAGTTGTAGTAGTTAGCAGTCCAGAACTTGGATTATATGATAACCCTGTATCTGTTTCTGCTCCCTGAGTACCTGTTGCACCATCCACAAAGACTGGATAGGTTGTTTCGTCTGTGCTATTATTAGCACTAACTGTTATGCTAGTTGCTAATGCTGCTGTACCTGTAGTGTCTTGATTTAGTGTACCAACCGCAATACTTGTGCCTGATATACTTAACCCTGTTCCAGCTGTTAGCCATTGTGAGGCTCCTGCTGAATCATCCCAAAATACAATTCTGTCTGCATTGGGATCTGATAAACTTTCAATTCCTAAGTGAGATAAACTAACCGTTGCACTTCCACTTGTCGCACCACCTGCTAATCCTGTTCCTGCTACGACCGCTGTGATATCTCCGTCTTGTAATTCGGAATATCTAGCAAGTCTAAACCCGCCTTGTGTTGAGCCGTCATGCAGTCTAACATGATCTAAAGTAGTATCGACGGAAATTTCGCCTTCAGCACCGGTGAACGCGTCGTTTTGGACTGTCGTTCCCCTTCTAAATTGTACTTGTGTTGGCATTGCTTTCTCCTATTTAATATGTCCCGCCATCTATTGTACCGTCAACATTCCCGCCAGGAATGTTTCCGGAAATATTAGCAGCCGAAGCGAGCATTAACTCTGTTCCGCCTGCCGTGCTTCCATCGTGGACTCTAATAGCATTGTTAGTAGTATTCACAGAAATTTCACCTGCTGCACCTGTGAACGCATTGTTCTGGGCTGCTGTGCCTCTTCTAAATTGTACCGTAACTGCCATTGTGTTATTCCCCTAATTTATTAGTTATTAAAGAGCGCCTAAGTCTTCAGTAGCGACCCGCATTTTAATAGTAGGATTAACCGAAGTGTAATCTCCTTTCAGATCATAGATTTTGTCTATTAACTGTCCAAAGGCATCTTCACTTAATGAGTTTGCAACACTACCATAGTCCCCTGTTGGGAATACTAAGGATAAGTCTGCTTCAACATAGTTAGCAACGTTTATAATGGAATCTGCTGAATCCCTTACATAGATCTTTTTATCTGCTGTATTTAATGCAATTTCTCCGACTGCGAGATCCGAGGTTGTTGGTGCATCATTTGCCGTTTCAGATTTTTTGATCTTAATTACTATCGCCATATTATTTCTCCTCTATAAATTGTCCTGATAAGTCTCTTTGCTTCTGTGATCCTGGCCGAGCATTCATTTTCACCTCAGGGGCAGGTGTAGGTGCTGGTTTTTCAACCTTGGGTTCTTCTTGGGCTCCAAAACCACCACCATCTTGCACCTGCTGTTCCTGTTGTGCTTGTTGTGCTTGTTGTACTTTCGCCAAACTCGCTGTCTCCAAAAGACTTAATCTAGTTTTTAATAAAATGTTTTCCGCTTGTAACTCGTTGACTTTCGCCGCTAAGTTTTTAATATATTCATTAATCAAGTCACTTTGATCATTCTGTTCTGTCATTCTCATTCCCTATAATTAAGTTTAGTATGTTCCACCGTTAATTACGTTGGTCCATGCTGGTGTCCCACTATTAGAATACATGAAGTATGTATCAGTACCTGCTGCAGTTGCTTGTATAGCTCCTGCTCCGTTACCATATAATACGCCATTACTTGTAAAAGTGCCTACACCCGTTCCACCATCTGCTACTACTAGATCAGTAATGCCTGTAATAGTACCACCTGTAATTGCTACACTTGTATCTTCCAAGTGAGCAACAAGTGTTGCTACTGCATAACCTGTACCGCCTGTATTAACAGTTGTAGTTGGAGCTGCTTGGTTGTCTTTAAAGAGTTTCCACTTACCTGAATCGTTAGCGTCTCTAAATAGACCACCATATAAGTCTTGTGATCCTGAAGTATCAAATAAGCCGTATAAACCAATATCAACAACGTCAGAGCTGTTATTACCGGAAGCTAATATGATAAGTGGATCTGCAACACTTAAGGTTGTGGAAGCAACTGTTGTAGTTGTTCCTGATACCGTTAAATTACCACCAATTGTTACATTGTTAGGCAATCCAAAAGTTATTTTATTGTTTGAAACTGTTGTTTCAATTTCATTGGCTGTTCCCGCGAACTCAAACGTATCTGTTCCCACCGTTACGGTGTCATCTGTACCTGAATCTGCTCCAATTGTCAGTACTGAACTGGTTGTTGCTGTACTGGCCGCTGTTATACGTCCTTGTGCATCAATAGTTATTACTGGAATTGCTGAAGCCGATCCATAAGATGCTGCTGTAACTGCTGTATTATCTAGAGTAGCTGTAACTGTTGTACCAGAAGCACTTGTAGAAATACCTGTGCCCCCTGCAATAGTTAGAGATTCTGAATCTAGATCAATATCAATAGTACCGGAGTCAGACGTTACGTCCATATCCTGTGCTGTTACTTGAGCATCAACGTAAGCTTTTACTGATTGCTGTGTTGGAACTAACGTAGCAGAGTTTGAAGACATATCGTCTTGATCTACCCATGCTGTTACCGTTACTGATCCATCACTTAGCGATCCAAAAGTTATTGTACCCGCGGAAAAATTACCACTTCCATCTCTTTTAACAAGAGTGGATGCAGTATTTGCTGTAGCTGCATTATCAACGATATCGGTATAGTATTTACCACCAACCTCTTGTATTACTTCTGACCCACCTGAGTCTATAGAACTAATATAAAGCTTGGCAGCTGCACCACTACCGGATCTATCTTCTGAATACGCTAATTCAGCTTCAACCAAATCACCCGTCGAAGGAGCTGCTGAGCCCGTGCTTCGTTTAATTTGAATTACTGTTGCCATTTAATTTCTCCTAGTTTAAATGTTTTGTTATTTTGACTAAAATGTCCCACCATCGATTGTAGTCGGGGCTGCTGCAATTAATATCTGAGCCACCCACTTATTTACAGTCGTGTCATAAACTAAAGTATAACCATCTTGTACACCAGTTGTATCTACACTTGATAGATCATCTAATGAAGTACCCACTCTGGCAGAAGTAGTCTGTGTTGTAACAACACGCGCGGCTCCTAAACCTACATTTACACGTAGTCCTGATTGCGGTGTAACTGTTACTGCCATCTATCCTCCTATGCTGCCTTGGTTACCTGTGGGGTTACTGTTACGAGGCCTTCTAATACCCTTAGAGTTTCCACAGGATCTGTTCCTGCGATCTCTACATCATAAACATACCGGCCTGCTTTAACTGATGTCGTCTCAGCTGCCGTCAATGAAATTGTTATTTCCCCTGTAGCATCTATTTTTACCGTAGTAAACTCCGTCTTTGTCGCTGCCTCATATGATTTTCTCATTTGTGATGCTATTGTATAATTCGCTAAATCTTTAGCAGAATTATCATCATTCGTGAGATTAATCGTCAGACTAAACGTAGTACCTTGATCAATAGTTATGTTTTGTACAGTGGCCATCTCGCAATCTCTAAAAACTGTTATTCATCTTATTTATAAATATTACGACTTACAATAAGAATATTATGAAAACTATTTTGACATTAAAGTATGGTGACAAATATGATGCAAACGCCGTCAATTCAATCTATGAACATACCGAAGGCCAATATAATTATGTTTGTGTCACTGATGATCCAAAGGACTTGGATCCTAATATACAAGTTATTTATATGGATAATGAACCCGACCCAGGGTGTATGGAAAAATTAAATTTATTTAAATATAATGACCTTGGAACCATACTATATTTAGACTTAGACGTTAGAATTCAGAAACCAATTGATCATTTGTTTGAGCTATACAACGGCAACCCTTTAATAATATGGACATGGTGGAAAGATAAAGGGGCTGAACAAATGAACATTCACGACTTTCCATATAGATCAGACTTTCCACTAAGTAATTTCAACTCAAGCGTAATGGTTTGGGAGGATCTTACACATATTTACGAATATTATAATAAGAAAAAAGATGAATATATAGTAAAGTATCCTAATGGAGACGATACATTTTTATATCATGAAGGCTTTACTTTTGAACACTTACCTGAAAATGAAGTATATTCATATCTGTTTTCAGGGAGAAAATACAGACCTGAATACTCGATATGTATATTAAATGGGCTAGATCATTGGCCGGAGATTGAAAAAGAATATGATGAACTTCGTCTGTCTCAAATGGGGCACTAAATACTCGCCCAAATATGTAAATAACTTGTACCGTATGGTGCGGGAAAACTACCATAAGGAGTTTACCTTTACCTGTTTTACTGATGAAGCGAAAGGATTAGACTGCCCCACAGAAAAAATACCAGATATAGAACCGTTACATCCTAAATATTGGTTCGGGAAAGAGAACTATTGTTGGGACAGGGCTAAGTTTCTTGTATTTAACTCTCACGAATGGCTTGGATATCTAGGGAAATGGACCTACTTCGATCTAGATGTTATCATACAAAATGATATAACTGACTTAGACGAGCTGGCTTTTAAACCCAGAATTATACATAGCATTTGGCAAGACCCTAGACATAAACACGATAGAAAATTTATAGAGATTCGTGGTACATACTTCAACTCAAGTATGATGTGTTGGAACATGGATCAATGTCAACATATATTCATAGACGCATTGCAAGAAGAACAACAAATTTTTAGAACGTTCTTTAAAGGGACAGATAACTATCACTATTGGAGACAAAGAGAGTTCTGGACCAACATACCTTATGATTGGACTTACTCATACAATAGAGGAATGCGTTATCCGGACGATTTAGAACGACATAAATATAGAGAAAGCTGTAAACTTTGTATATTTAATATGGATTTAACTCCGCATCCGATGACAAAGGGACAGATTAAAATTGATGAATTACAAGATGAGAAACTTTTGAGAATTTGGAATGGTAACACTAATAGCTAATCAGCTAGACAGCAATTATAGTCAACGACATATAAACGCTTTTTATACACAGGCAAAGAAACTGATTGTAGATCCCTTTGACTTCATTGTCTTTACCAACGATGATGAAATGGAGTTATTAGAAACCAGTAAAAAGAAAGATGGTTATATACAAGGCATAACTTTTCATGTTCCTAAGTATGGAAAAGACTGGTTAGAGATAGACATAATGCAACACACACAACCAGGAGATGTATCCTTATTTGTAACACCCAATGTTATACTGAACAACCCTAAAGAATTCTTTAACTATAAGACTAAAGGTATAGATAAATTAATATTAGAAGATGGTAACTTCTGTTATGTTTGTAATCGTAATGAACAAGTAGAAAAAATATTAACAAAATGGGATGACATGGAAGACGATATGACATTTCAAAACCATTCGTTTACTGATGCCTTTTATAGTAATGAAGTTCCTAACTTCTCTTTTATACAAAATACAAACCATAACTATCCAGAAAAAACTGAAGGTGATATAGTTGCTTTACCTTATTGGTATGAGGACTTTACTGAAGAACAATTAAAATTGTGTTACAATAGAGAAACAGATCTATATCCTTACTTACCTGAAAGAGTTGAAATGGAATTAAGTAATAGCGCCTCTCATTTAACTAGAAGGTTAATAGAACAGAACTTTGACTTTGACTTTATAACAAGATCTAAATTTAAAAGGATTAAACTTATAGGGGAGCCCATTACCAACCCAGAATTAATTGAAATATGTCAATACCTAATGGGTGACTGGGGCATAGCTATAGATTTAGAAACAGAAGCAAAAGAAAATGATCTTATATGGTGGAACAATTTAGGTGTATTATTTTATAACAATTTTATTTCGCAATGGAACGAAGAAAGAACGTTTGCCTCTAAAAATATAGGGAACATAACTATTCATATAAACACAGCAAACCCAGACAAACAAGTTATAAAAAGAGCTGAGGCATTAATAGAGCAAGGCTGTAGAGTATTTTGGCATTATACTCAAACACATTTATCTCAAGTAGATGATTTAAAGAAAGCCAAAATATTATCTAAAAAATATAACTTTACCGGCTTCATATATAAAAATAAAATGAAGGAAAAAGTTAAGCCTAAAAAGGAAAAGATCAAAAAGGAAATGCCTGATTATAGTCTTATAGATTTTCACACACTAAAAACAGTTCAACAGGACGATATATATAAAGAAAGAAAGATTGTTTTTAGTCCTCACGTTGAGTGCGAAGGTAAAGTTAAAAACCAATTTTATCTAAACGCTCAAGGAAATGTTTTCCCGTGTAAACATGTAGCGCTAAACGTTATGACAGCACACGACTCCCCCGAACATAAAACAGAACTATTATATGATTGGGACAAGAATAATATTAATAAAAATAATTTGGAGACTATATTTACTAATGATTTTTATAAAGGGTACTTTAATAATTTATTAAAATTGAACCCGCAAGTAATACATAATGAACAGGAAGGAATATGTTAAAAATAAAAAATGGAATTGTAATACAAGGAAAATTTGATACCACCGACTGCCCTGTCCATCGGCATGCAACCGAAGATAAGTTGATCAAGGCAGTAAAGGACGCAAGTTTTTCTACTATTGTAGTTCATTCAGACTTAAATAATTTCGATGATAAATGTAAAGCTATTATTGATCTACTCGCAGGTGAGGGATTACAATACGCTAAACAATATGTTATAGCAAGAGCAGCCTATGAGAGTTAATATCGTATGTTCAAAATGGGGTGACAAATATGGTCCTCATTTTGTAAACAGATTGAAAAATATGGCAAGAAGGAATACAGATCCTAAGCACGACTTCCATTTCTACTGTTATACAGATGATGCTGAAGGTCTTGATGATGATATAAACGTAATTCCTTTTCCAGACATTCCAAACATACACCCCAAATATTGGTTTCAGAAAGACGACTTTAAATATGGCATGGCCAGGTGTTGGGATAGACCTAAGACAATGGTATTCAATACTCATAATTTTGCTGAGGATAAACCAACAGGGCGGTTTGTATTCTTCGATTTAGATGTTATAATACAAAATGATATAGAACCTTTGATTACTTACAACATGGAAAGACCAACCAAGCTTAAATCTTGGTGGCAGGATCCTCGTCCAATGAAAACAAGACGATTTAAATTATCTCATGGAGCATATACTAATGGTAGTTGCCAAGTATGGAGCGACGATCAAGCAGAATGTATATGGCACGATGTATTAGAAAACCAAGAAAAGATTTGGTTTACATTTACAGACGGAACAGACAATTATCATTCCTGGCGATGGGGTGATTGGGGCAAAAAATTATGGGATCACTTCCCAGCAGACTATGCTTACTCGTATAACCGAGGGCGTAGTTGGGACGATGATGATTTGAAAACAAAAATATACAGACCTAACTGTATTCTCTGCGTGTTTAATGTAGACCTATTACCATTTGATGATGGTACAAGGGGAAAGGTTAAGCAGAATGAGTTAGTTGATCCAAGCTTGCTGAAACATTGGCAATAAATACATGCACATAGAACATTTAAATATCTATACTGTTAAATGGGGAACAAAATATTCTTCACACCACGTTAATAAAATATTAGAATCGTGTAAAGAACATTTGTCTTATAAATTTACGTTCCATTGTTTAACAGAAAGTTCTAAAGGAATTGACAAAGAAGTAAATGTTATACCACTGCCAAAAAATAACAAGATGAAAAAGTGGTGGAATAAGATGTACTTGTTTGATGATAATGTTGTAAGGAAGAAAGGAGATAATTTATTCTTTGATTTAGATATTATTATCCAAAAGAATATAGATGATCTTGTCAACTTTGATCCTGAAGACTGCTTATGTTTTGGCCAAACACACTGGCACGATTTAGAAAAAATGAAAGAAGAAACAGAACACGTTCCACATAGATTTACAGAACTTAATTCTAGTATATTAAGATGGAATGATAACTTAGATAAAGAGAACATAACTCTTTATTTTAAAACACACATAGATAAGATCTTATGGTACTATCGGGGAATAGATAATTTCTTTAGTCACAAAGGTGTGGCAAGAATTAAATACTTTCCTATAGGATGGTTTTACAGTTACAATCATGGGTACATATTTCCTCATGATGTAGAAACACAAGTTTACAGACAAATACCATATGTCTGTTTATTCGATTCAATGGGAAGGAAAGAAGATGTTAAATTTTAATTTTTTAAACAGCATGAAATACTGGGGTGAAGGTCTTGCCAAGGTTGAACATGAAATGAAACACAAGCACGACGACTTTCGCCAAGCTCTCAACCCAAACACTATGGAAGGAGCCATTTGGTTAGTTGAAGAGCTACAAAAAAGTTTAAATAACTATTTAAAAGACGAGCAATTTAATATCCTTGTATTAAACAGCTGGTTAGGCATACCCTTAGTTCCTTTACTATGTGAGAACTTGTCCGTAGGAGAATTGCACCTAGTTGATATAGATAACGAAGCTTTAGAACTCTCTAAGGTGTTTAATGGGCATTATATTACAGAAGAATACATCAAAATAAATCACTGGAACTTAGATATTCCGTTTGCTTTTGATGAGTTAAATCAATTGAAAGTAGATATAGTAATTACAATGGGTGCTGAACAGATGTATCCATTAAATGATCTTAGGACAGCAAACAAACATGCAATATTTGCTTGCCAATCTTCTAACGTTATAGAAGAGATGTATGGAATTAATTGTGTGGATAGTGAGAAAAAATTGATTGAAAATGTAGGACTAAAAGATACATTCTACACGGGTAAAGTTAAACAATTTTATTATGATTGGAATGGAAAAGTTTATTACGATAGGTTTATGGCTATCGGTACAAAATAGTTAGTCCCATAAGTTTTCATAGTATTTGCCAAACAATTTAAAGCCCTGTGTTATACGTTTGCCTTGGGCAACTACATCCACCCAAAGGCCTGGGTCGATACTCGCGTCAAAATCTGAGCCCCAACCCCAGTTCCATTTCCAGTGCCTAGAACCATAACCATCAGA